CGACATAAAGGAGATAGCTGAATGACAGAATCCGAAGTAAATCAAGTACTTGAGAGTTTTGACCAGATAGCTCGATTGTCTGGTCAACAAACGTTCTCTGAGATTATTTCTCAGTTTAACTCAAGTCTGCCTAATGAATATCGAGAAGTTGTGCTCTCTCAGATTAAAGAAGATACAGCTAAAGCTATACTTGAAGGTATAACTACAACGTCTGAAGCTATCAGTAAAGCAGCCAATGACCCTACGCTTCTTGAGAAATTAAAAGCTATGGGACCGAAGGATAATGGCTGAGATACTCGCTCTTATATTTACGCTGTCTATTGAGGCAGGTGTACCGCCGTACTTTGTACAAGCAATAGCTATAGCAGAACACTGGAATGGTTCAATAGAAAACACAGTAATTAACCCTGCAGCTGTAAGTCAGCCTAATTCTAATGGCTCTGTAGACAAAGGAATCATGCAGCTTAATTCAAGATACTTCGGTCATGTCGACTGGAAATGTCCAGAAACTAATGTAAGAGAAGGCATACGTCTTATAAAAAAGTTGTCTAAAGAGCCTTTGTTAAACACGTGGTGGGCTGTAGCAGTAGCTTACAACTGCGGCTATACTGGCTTTAAGAACGGACCATCCAGTTCTAGTATTGAGTACGGTAATCGTGTTATGGACGTTTGGTTTCAATTAGAAGACGCAAGACACATTAGTCTCATCATAAAGTGACAGTTCAAGAGAAAATAAACTTTAATTAAATCTCATGCTTTAATTAAACATGAGGTATAATATGTATACACGATATAGGAGGAACCTATGAATGACGTGCTCAATGATGAAGAAGATGACGATCTCTTCGATGATGATGAGGAGTTTGATCTCTTCGATGATGATGAGGAGTTTGATCTCTTCGATGAAGAAGACATCGACATCGACAAAGAGAGCATCTTCGATGAAGAGGAGTTTGATCTGAACGATGACGCTGAATGACATCAGGATACACTTCTTCTTAGGGAGTCGTGGCTTCAACAACATGTCTTTTCCTCAACAGGTGATAGTTCTTGTTCGAGCATTAGATTATTTACCTCTAGTCGCTCGACAAGATGCAGCTATATACTACGGAAAGACGAATCTGGATGAGGTATCTCAGAAGCAGATATATGAGTATTTGTGCGAAATACGTGATTATGACGCTTCCGAGATGTCTCGTATTATAAACGCATTTAATGAGGAGCTTAAGAAAGATGAGCGACAAGTTTGACTATCTTACAACAGAATCTGACAAAAATATATTACAGAATCTCGTAAAAATGGGTGAACACCTTAAAGCTTTGAAGCTTAAAGTTATAGAGCTTGAAGCTGAGTACAAGCAAGCTGTTAAAGAGCATGACTACTACGCGTCATCTGTCCTTCCCATGGAAATGTTTAATGCAGGTGTAAGCGAAATAAAGCTTATGTCAGGCGGCGTTATGACGTATGAACGTAAGTTCTATTGCCAGCCAAACAAAAATGCAGATGATCGTAGAGTTCAGGTTGAATGGCTCAGAGCAAACGGTGGAGAGCATCTTATCAAGGAGAGTGCTAAGGTTGACTCTTCTCAAATGGATAAGCTGAAAGCTACAGGCATACCTTATGCTGAAGTAGATGATCTGAATACGAACTCGCTTAAAGCGTTTTTCAAAGATAAAATTGGAGCTGGCACAGGCGTAGCACAACTGCAGATACAGGACATACCTGAGAGCTTCCATTTTCAGGAAGTCGGTTTCGTGAATATTGAAGTATGAGGAAACATATGGCTATAGACTGTGTAGGTTGCGTGTACTTGAAAACGTGTAAGGGCTTTCGTCGAAAAGACGATGCTTCAATAGACTGCTATATACCTGAAGAGGGTTTAAGACAGCTACAAAGAGAAGTCATGCTTCGAGAAGACTTCTCAGTACAAGACTATTCTTGTATAACGTCTTCTTACATAGACAGACATAAAGCAGTGAGCTCTTACTGGCTGAAAGAAAAGAACAAGATAGGTAACGTAAAACATAGTAAATAAGGCGGTAGTCGAATGTCGCAAGATGATGTAAGATCTGCTGTATATGGTGAGATATACGACAGTGCGGCTACCCAGCAAAGGATGATACAACAAGCTATTGAAGATAGATGTGGCGTTGGCTTTGACTCTGATGAAGAGTGCGCGCAGTGGGCTAAAGAGCATCTTCTTGATATTGTTGTAATCGGTCGTAGCACACGCCAGTATTACTATCTCACACACCGTGGTGACATCTTAATTAAGAGAGCTTGGGTTGATGCTTATTGCTCTGACTTACTGTTTGTTTGGGACGTAGACGAAAAAGGTAAGCGTACTCCAAGACAGTGGTTTCCTCGAGGTATAAAATATCATGACTCAGCTAGAGTGAACGGTGAAAGAGAAGAGCAGGGACGTAAACCAATATACCATAGAGACTATAGTACTCCAAGTGGTTATTATGACGCATCTCGTGGTACTTTTAATATAGCGAAGCCTTTTCCTTGTTTTGCTAGGCAGACACGAAGAGACACTTCGCATATATACACATTCATACAAGCAATAGCAGGAGAATGTTACATGCATCTTCTTGCATGGCTTCGTATGAAGATGTGTTATCCAACGCAGAAGACGCAGGTTGTACCTATCATCGTCAGTCGTGCACAAGGTACAGGTAAAACAACGTTTGCAGAAGTTCTGTGTAAAGGTCTCTTTGGTAAGGATAATGTTCTTGTGACTGATCAGTACGACAGTCAAAGTCGGTTTAATGCAGACTACGCAGATGCTTTAATTGTGTGCCATGAAGAAAAAGAATACGAAGACAAGAAGAATTCAGCTGCTGCTCTCAAGTCTAGAGCTACAGCTACTACAATCAGAAAGGAGCATAAAGGTCTTGACCCGATATATCAAGAGTCTTACACAGACTTCGTAGTCACGTCGAACAAAGACGTGCCAATCAAGTTTGATGATGACACTGATCAGAGGCGGTTTATGATTATGGAAGCAGATGAAAACTTCACAAGAAAGAAAAGCAAATTAGCTGATGAAGTCTTTACCAAGCTTTATGGTCAAGACATGAATAATAATCGCACAGGTATACCTTTTGTAGAAGACTATGATCTTATCTCACAGTTTAAGCATGAGCTCTTTACAGACGAGAAGATAGCTAATACTGAAGTACGACAGTTTCCTCATACAGCAGCTTATGATAGATGCTTTACACTGCCAAGAACGACAGAGAACACAGAGATTGAAGCTATACTTCGTTCACTTGCTCCATTTATTCGAGCTACTCTTGATACGAAAGAAGTTGTACAAACTCTCGTAATAAATGAAGGTACTGAAAGAGAAGAAACTGTAGACCTCTCTTCATATCTGCAGACTTCAGCAGCTCTGCAGTATTTTCCAAGCGTCGCTGGTAAGCCAGACTTTGTCGCTTTATGTAGGCCTATTGTTTTTTATGACCAGCTCTCTAATAAGCCTTTTGCACACGCTAGTGTTGAACGTACGTTGTACGACTGTGAAACATGGCTAGTTAAAGAGTTTGGAATACGTGTATATCCTGTTACAACAGCTATACCTGGAGGCTTCTATGGTATACAAGGTAGACATCGCACAGCACCAACAGCTCGGTTTGTCTTAGCATCAGCTATTATACGTCAGGTGAGGCCTTACAGAGACATAGCGAATGCAGCTGAGGTGAAGCCAGTAGAAAGAATAGGCCAACGACTGAGAGTGAACAGCAAGTGGAGGCCTGATCCTAATGGTGAGTTTGAGACTCTAAATGAAATGAAGCCAGGTGTTACGTCTCTTGAAAATAAGAACAAGAATGTCCAGTACATGGACACGTTCTTATTTGAGTCTGATGAAACAACGAAGGCTATATACATGATTGAAGAAGAACGTATCAAGAAGGGCGGTGACCTGACGTCTGAAAGACTCTTTGCTGAACGTTTACGATTACAACTATCAGAAGCAGAGAGACTTTTCAGAGAAGGTATCGCTGCACGAGTCGTATATAGTGGTGGCAAGTCATACCACATAATTGTTAGAATAGCTGACGAGTGCCCTGATCTTGAGTCGTATAGATGGCTTCATGCTCATCTAGCTACACAGCTTAGCGACAAGCTTGTGTTTGATTCTACTACAGCTGATCCTGCAAGATTGACAAGAGCACCTATACTCATTGAAAGGGAGTTTGAATATCATGGCGTTCTTGTTAGAGGCATGCAGAAGCCGATACATACAAACTGGGGAGCCGTGTACCACTACGACTGGAAACCTCTGTATGAACAATGGAAGAATAGGCCTTTAGCACCTGAAGAGCAGTTCGGTAAAAAGCTTGTACCTACGAAGCCAGAGTATAGAGAAGCAATGCTGGCTTTATTACATGGCACGTTCTGGACTGACAGCAAGTGGAATGGAAGAAGACAGACTTGCTTCTTCCCAGGATATCGTTTATGTAGAGTATTAGGCTATACGCATGACATGCTCTGGGCTGATGGAGCTATTCTAGACGGCTTAAGCTCTTACTACAGGAAGAATGAGATAAGCTATTGGCAATCTAGACAGCACAGCGATATTATACAGAAAATAGATAGAGACGTGGAGGCTATGGATGATGCAGATCGATGATAGACCAGGCTTAGATGATCCTGTTTGGGAGCATGTGTTACGTCAAAGACTACGGCCGTATATAGAGACAGTCCGTCAATGGTGGGAACATGTAGACAGCTTCTACATGATAGACACAGGTATCGTTGAGCTAGAGTGTGATACTCCAGGTCTTTATGTGAGATTTACAAGAACAGCTGTTCGCTCTCCTATTAAGGGCATACAAGCTTTTCCCTTTGTACCGACTGGACGACTGCAGATAACTGGTGTACAAGGTGGAAGTACCAAGATGATTACTAGAGTATGCCTTGATAATAGAATGAAGATAGATGAGTTTACTATCGTGTGTAAGTCGAACTTACCTTCTACTTTTAACTCTGCTCAATTCGTAGCTTTTGTGCCCACAGAGCTATTAGAAACTAACGTTTTAGGCAACTGGATTTACTTTACACCAGAAGAGTGCAGCCTCTTAGCAAGAGGCGAAACAAGTGAGTCTATACGGCATAAAGCTATGCTCAAAGCATAAGTATATTGGCTATCGTAGATAGCTAAATATAGCTCATACCTAGTATGAGTAGAACAAGTGACGGAGGAACAATATGGCATTGTTCAAAGATGACAAGGTATCTGTAAAACAGGAACAGGCAGCAAGTGGCGGAGACCAGACGGTATTCGACGACTTAGCAGGTGATGGTCTTGATGGTTTTACTCAAGACACAGTCAGTACAGCGTACCTCGGGATGGTTCAGCCCGGCTCTGGCCCAACGATGAATGGCCATCAGCCAGGCACATGGAGGAACAGCTCTACAGAAGAAAACTACGGTCCTACTGTAGAGGTGATACCTCTTGCTTTCAAGACAGCTTGGATTGAACGCAGCAAGGAACCGCCGTATGAGACTGTTGGACGCTATGAGCCCAACTCAATACCCGTGAAGGTAGAGATGCCGAAGCCCGGTACTCGTGGATTCCCGAAGATGACGAACCCCGAAACAGGCAACAAGGTTGAAGAGCTCTTCATCTATGCCTGCATGAAAGCAGACGCACCTGAAAGTGGTGTCATGTACTTCAGCCCGACTGTAGGTAGCATGAAAACCTGTAAGC